GCCCGCCTGTTCTTCCTCGACGACCAGGGCAACTGCCTGTCGAAGTCCTACGGCTCCAAGTACGCCAAGCCGCTGGCCATGCTCATCGGCAAGTTCTCCGGCAAGTTCACCGAAGAGCTGCGCCTCGACGCTACCCCCGCCGAGTTCATGACCTACTGCGAACCGGCCTTCGGCAAGACCTGCCTGATCGGCGTCGAGGCCATCCCGAACGGCGAGTGGAACGGCAAGCCTCAGTTCAAATACAAGCTGACGTTCCCCAAGGGCGGCCAGAAGCCCATCGTGCCTGAGTCCCACACCGAAGCCCCGCCCTTCTAACTCATGGACTCCGTAAAGAAAGCGGAGGGCCTTAAACGCTTAAAGGCTTGGGCCGCTGCCAACCCCGAAAGGGCAAGGCAGACCCAAGCCAATTGGCGGGCGAAGAATAAGGACAGCCATCGTCAGGCCATCAAACGCTGGCGAGAAAAGAACAAGGAGTATTCACGGCGCGTTGAAGCCGAAAGAACTAAAAAGCGTTTCTTTCATACCAGGGCTAGAAGGTCTACATGGAGAACAAAGCAGGGCGACATTGCTACCATTAGAAATGCCATATTCTGGCTATGGCATAAACAACGCGGCAAATGCGCGCTTACAGGAAAGCGATTAGATAGGTCGGCTGAGTTAGATCACATCATCCCTGTCTCCAAGGGCGGCAGGAATGAACCCTCAAACCTCCAGTGGCTCGCCCCGGAGGTCAACCAATGCAAGAACGACATGACTGTTGACGAGTTCATGGCCGTCTGCATCAATGTCCTTTCCCATGCCAAACGATAATAAAATGCCCGCACCAACTTTAATCTTAATAAGCGGATTTGCCCGCGCAGGTAAGGATAGCCTTGCCTCTGGCATCCTTGAATGGAGCACCCGTCCTGCTGAGCATATAAACTTCGCCGACGCCCTTAAGGAGGCCGCTAACCACTACATGGATTACCTCGGCCTAGAGGGCGACTTCTTCCGCGAGGACTTCAAGGTGGATAACCGCGACTTCCTCGTGCACGCAGGCAAGTTCGCTCGGCGCATGGATCGGGACGTCTTCGCCCGTCACTTCGCCAACTGGTGTCCGGTGATGAAGCACCACGACCAGCCCTCCCCCGAGACGGTCGTGTGCTCAGACTGGCGCTACATCAACGAGCTGCGCGTCTGCCAGGACATCCTTTGGGAGAAAGGCTGGAAGGTCCGCACGGTCTACGTCGCCACCGCTGGCGTCGGCCCGGCTAACGACGAAGAACTCGACAGCATCGCCGAGATACGCGCCGCCCACCTGTTCGACCAGGAGTATATCTTCAAGCCGAACGCCCGCAACCAGATCATGTCCGAAGGACGCAACCTCGCCAAGTCATGGAGACTCTGACCCGCGAAACCATCCAGTGGGGCCTGCGTATCGGCATCGCCCCCGACCGCATGGCCTTCCTCGCTTCCTGCCCGAAGTTCACGGTCTGCCACGGCCACAAGAAGTCCGAGCGCAACGTGAAGGACAACCCGAACCACCACCTCCAGCGTCTCGGCTCCTGCTGGTGGTTCCGCCTGCGTCGTCGCGGCAAGGACATCGTCGAGAACATCGGCGGCGACCTGACCATCGCCCGCAAGCGCCGTGACGAAATGCTCGCGGCCTTCGATGCCGGCAAGCCCATCCCTTACGTCTCCACCAAATGAGCGACTGGAAACCTATCGAGACAGCCCCGAAGGATGGTACCGATGTCCTGCTATTCGAGGACGGGAAACAGTATGTCGCTCACTGGTCAGAAACGGCTGGTGGACAGTTTTTCAATGATGCTGAATATCAGCATAATCCGACCCACTGGATGCCCCTTCCTAACCCACCCACCAAATGAGCACCCCGACCCGCTTCGTTGCCTTCGGCGATAACCACGGCGACATGGCCGACGAGAACGCCGTCGAGGCCCTCGTCGAGTTCATCAAGGACTACAAGCCGACCGTCCGCGTCCACCTCGGCGACTGCTTCGACTTCCGATCCTTGCGCCGTGGCGTGGGCAACGATGCCGAAGGCGCTGAGTCCCTGTCGGCTGACATCGCCGGCGGGGAGGAGTTCCTTGAGCGAACGAAGCCCACCGTCTACCTGATGGGCAACCACGAACACCGGGCGACCGCCCTCCAGCATACCTCCGGCTCCGCCCTGGTACGCGACTACTGCGCCGACCTCGAGGCCCGCATTAAGACCGCCGCGAAGAGCTGCGGGGCCAAGACCATCCTGCCCTACCACGCCGAGAAGGGTGTCTACCGCCTAGGCCCTGTGGCCTTCATTCACGGCTATGCCCACGGCCTCAACGCCACGGCAGAGCAGGGCAAGCACTACGCCGACCGAGGCGGCGCTCTGATCCACGGACACACGCACACCCTGTCCCAAGTCAATCTGACCAAGCACCAAGGCGGGGCGGCTTTCTCTGCCGGCTGTCTCTGCCAGAAGGACGCTATGGCCTACGCGTCGCATCGCCTAGCCACCTCCCGCTGGGGCTCAGGCTTCGCCGCAGGCTGGGTCGACGGCAATGACTGGAAGGTCTGGCTCGTCCACCGCGTCGGCTCCCGCTGGGTCTGGACCTCTGACCTCAAGGTATTCACCCCGAAGAGCAAATGAAGCGCTTCGACCCTGCCCGACTCATCGAGGCTTTGCGGGAAGAGAAGGTCTACGCCGTGCCCGAAGGCTGGCTGCGCACCCGCGACATCGTCCCGCTGCTCGGCTTGAAGACAATGTCCGGGGCTCGCCTTCCCCTTGAGCGCATGATCCGTGCTGGCTTCGTCGAGTACCGCAAACTCTCGAGCGTGCGTTTCATCTTCCGCCTGTCGCCGAAGTTCCGCTCCTGGGCGGATGCCCACGCCAAGGCCGTCGAGCTGGAGAAGCCTGTCGCCCCCGAAGGCTGGGTCACGCTTGCCGCCTACGCCCGGCACAACCGCCGCACCGTCCGAGGCATCCAGTACCGCATCGACGACGCGGGCATCCCCTTCCGCCTGTTCCGCATCCCGAGACTCAGCCGCCATTACCGCAAGGCCGACCTCGACCGCCTCCTACGCAAAGCATCTTGACCAAGGGCACCCACGCCCCCAAACCCAAACCCTCTCTTCCATGACTCCTCCGAACAACGTGCCGGCGGAACGCCACCTCCTCGGCGTCCTCCTCCGTGACGCGCTCCCTTTCCCCGCCGACCTCAAGCCGTCGGACTTCTTCGAGCCCGCCCACCAAGACATCGCCGCCGCAATCCTTGCGCTCGAGGTAGACGGCACGCCCGGTGACGAACTGACCGTCAGCCAGAAACTGCGGGCCATGCGTTCGCCCATCGACGCGTCCGCCGTCTCGCTCCTGGTCAGCGACGCAGGGTCAGGCACCTATCGTCCCGAGCACGTCGAGCTCATCGCCGACGCCGCCCTGCTCCGTGCCGCCACTGCCGCCGCCGCGTCTGCCACCGACCCCGACACCCTGCTCGACCACTATGCCCGCCTCGCCGACAAGCGCAAGGGCTCCAAAGCCGTCAAGCACGGCCCCAAGCGGATGGCCTTCGATGACCTCATGGCCTTTGACCGCAAGGACGACCCCAACACCGTCCTCGGAAACCGCTGGCTCTGCAAGGGCGGCTCCCTCCTGATCGTCGGCCAGTCCGGCACAGGCAAGTCCTCGCTGATGATGCAGGCCGCCGTCCATTGGGCGTTAGGCCGTGACTTCTTCGGCATCAAGCCAGCCCGACCCCTGCGGGCCATCATCCTTCAGGCAGAGAATGACGCGGGCGACGTGTCCGAGGCTTTGCAGGACGTCGTGGCAGGTGCCTACCTTGACAGCCAGGAGCGTGACCAGCTGCGCGAGTCCCTTGCCATCTTCCGTGACACCGTCAGCACAGGGACGGCCTTCACCGCGGCCCTCGCCGACCTAGTCCGCGAACACCGGGCAGACATCGTGTTCGTCGACCCGCTGCTCTCCTTCGCCGGCATCGACGTGTCTGATCAGGAGCAGGCCTCCAAGTTCCTGCGCCATGACCTCGCCCCGATCCTGCTCGAGACAGGCGCCGTGCTCGTGGCCATGCACCACACCGGCAAGCCCAAGGCCGCCAGTGACAAGGAAGGCCACACCGTCGCCGACCTAGCTTACGCGGGCCTAGGCTCCTCCGAGTTCACGAACTACTTCCGCGAGGTAGCCGTCCTGTTCCGATGCCAGGGCGACGAGCCGATCTACAAGTTCGGCCTGACCAAGCGCCGTGGCCGTGCCGGCCTCCGAGACTCCGAAGGGCAGTTTAAGGGGGAGATACACATCCGCCACGCCGCCGAGAAGGGGGTCATCCGCTGGGAATACAGCCAGCCCCCCTCCCAGAGTGGGGTTGAGGTCGCCCCAAGGGATGCCCATTCCAGCCCCGCCAAGGGGTCGCCAAGGCGTTTGAAGGTCAACTGAGGGTCAACACCCGTACCCCCACCCTAAACCCAATGCTAATTCCCTTATCAACATCCGACTCAACTTCCGTCCCATGTACTTCGTACAAGGGTGACTCTAGTCTCACCCCTTGTCGCTTACGCTCGGGGTTCGACCGAGTCTCTGGCGAGGAGGCAAGTTCTACGCGATGACCAAACCGAACCGTACCAAGGCGCGGAGAGGATGGATCCTGCGTAAGCTGAGCCTGACCAGGTACAGGCAGAAGGCTTGGAGGGAACAGCCTGAGAGGATGGAGCATATCCGGCAGCAGGCCACCGATGCAGCCAAGGCAGTCAAGGAAGAGAAAGACAAGGCGCTCAGGGAAGTCATCAGCACATGGCCGTCGAAGATGACGTCAGCCGAACTCAAGGAGATCGTGGAGCAGACGCTTGAGTACGATGGAAGGTATACCTCACTGACCTATCGCTTCACTCGTAAGGCCATGCTCAGGTATGACATTGACGGATACTGGCACAACCTTTGCCACTTGCCCGCCGAGTAATATCCTTTCCACTACA